AATTCGAAGACATCGTCCTTGGCAGACGCTATTACCCCACCCCATTTGTTGCGGATTTCACCAGCTATCGTTGCTTCAAGCACACCGTAGAGAGTCGCAGGGCCAAATGCCGTGAGGCCGATCGCCGCTGCTATCTTTCTTAGGCGGGGGAACCGTTCTACTTCCGTCGACTTTCCTGTCTCGCTCATGACCACTTAACTTTGGTTGACGCAAAACCACTATCACGAGGACGCTAAGTCGCGGTTAAGTTTGGCAAGCGCGACCACCCAACGACCGCAGTCTATGCGCAGGGTGGTCGCCTTCACTTTTATCGAACCCCGACGTAAGCGGGCGGTAGCCCCAGCCGCTTGCATTCGTCCGCGGCGATCGTCGTTGCCTCGGCGTGGGAAGTCAGCGGGCCATGAATTTTTGAGGCGCCATCCTCGGTCACCGCGACCCAGTGCCCGCGCATTGTGAAGCCGATCGAAACCATGTTGATCATCGGAAGTGTCTTTCTGCTGGTGCCCGGCGCGGAATGCCCCGGCTGCACATCAGGACAGCTATCCGCTGAATGGTTGTCGCCACCAATCGCATCCCAAGAGGGCCCGTAACGAACACGCCGGGGAGCCCGGCCGCTGTCGCAGCGACAGCGAAATAGGTTCGGGGCCTGCCCACCAGTAGCCGTTCGCCGGTTAGGCTGCGTAGCCGGAAGGAAGACAAGCGGGAAGCCAACCGCACGTCGAGGCACCAGGAGCACCCAAGCCCGCTGTAAGCTCTCGGGGCGCAAACGAGAGGCGGAGGTCTGCAAGCCTCCACCACCATCTCAACGATAAAGGAGAAGGCCGATGACGGCACGAGTACGAGCAAAGTTCAAGTGCTGGAGCATCCAGCATTCCTATTCCCACAGCTCCGACTATTCGGCGGCTCAGGTCACCCTCGTTCCTGTCTATGATCAGGATGGACCGAACGCCTCGTGGTCGAAGGCCACGCCGAGCGGCAAGATCGAGATGTTGATGACGAACCCCGGTGCGGTCGAGCAGTTCGAACTAGGCAAAGACTATTTCGTCGATTTCAGCCCGGCCGAGTGACGTCGCGCTACTTCTTCGGGAAGGCCGACTTTAGGGCCATCAAGAACCGGTAGATCACCCCGATCCAGTCGTGTCCCTGCGGCAACGGCTCTCCGTACTTGTACGGTGGCGTCTTAGGCTCTCGGCCCGGTTTGTCGCTATCGGTTTCAGCCATTCTTGCCTCCAGGCCTCTGCCCTACAGCTATCAGGTCTTGCGTGAAATAGGGAGCCGGACCTCAGGCCCGGTTCCCCGATGTCTCAACTTGTGCCCTCAGGAGAGGGTAGAGGTTCGAACATGCCCACCTTACTCACGCCACAATAGACCTCGCGCCCGGAATACCGTCCTCAATTGCTCGAGTATTTCCTTCTCGGAACGGTGTTCGAAAAGATGAGACAGCACTGCAGCTATCGCCGGTAAATCTACCTGTCGCGGTTTAGCCTGTTCCGCGTAGCCAGCGTGAGCTTCGATTTGAGCAAGCAGCAGTTCGTCGTCGTTCATCTTATTTCCCCTGTCGCCCGAGGGCTCAGGTTGGGCGATCAGTCGGTCTATAGCAAGTGGTGATTTGATGCGCCCGCAACCGCCTCCGTCAATGTTTGACGACATCACCTCGCCAGCCTTCGCACCGGCCGAAGACCTGCCAGACTGGGTAGACGCGATGTTCCTGGACCCGGCGTCGCCGGTTCACAATTCAGACCATATGCACCTTAGCTTCGCGGAAATCGGGTACCTCTGGACCACAGTCGGCAACAGCAAGAAGGGTCGCCGTGTCATCGGCCAGTGCGAGACAGGATCTCCACAAGGCACGATAGGCAAATGGTCCCGCGCCCGGGCAGAGATGCAGGTCAAGCAGTGGTTCGGCCACGTCCCTGATTTCATCATCACGCTGGACGCCGATTACTGCCGAGAGTGTGGGGATGCCGAGTTCATGGCGCTGGTTGAGCACGAGCTCTATCACGCCGCCCAGGACGTCGATGCGTTCGGCGCCCGGAAGTTCAGTAAGTCGACCGGCCGCCCAGTGTTCGTCATCCGCGGGCATGACGTCGAAGAGTTCGTCGGAGTGGTCAGGCGCTACGGTGCAGATGCTGCCGGCGTCAGCGCCATGGTGGATGCAGCCAACCGGAAACCCGAGATCGCCAGAGTGCAGATCGCACACGCATGTGGCACCTGCCAGCTTAGGGTCGCGTAGCTGCGCTAGCTGCTGTCAGGTGGGGCAAAGAAACAGTTCATGTAGTCTTCCGTCGGATGCAGGCAGATATGATATCGCCCATCGCCCGATGGAAGTTCATCGCCATACGGGATGAAGAACAGATGCGGCTTTGTGGCCAGGTGGTGGTCACCCGCGTGCAAGAGGACGGAAAAGCCGCGGGCGCCGCGCATAACGTCCGGAGCGGGGATGGCTGCACAATCTCCACCTAAGTCGTGAGCCTTGCAGCACGCCGGGGGATAGCTCCAGCCGGTCACAGCCTGGTGAGCGTCGGTCCGAACGACGCCGACTGACATTGCCGCAAGAGTAAACAGGCACACGGTCGATGGCGCGACTTTCATTGCACACCTCCTTGGAGGCAGCCCTTCGAAAAAAAACGCCGAGAGGTTGCTTGCTGCTGATTGGCAAGAACGAATTGTCTGTTGCCAAGCATACTCCTCGCTGATTGGCGGGGAACCTGAATTATGCTTTCGAACTGACCGGAGCCTGACAGACTAATGGCCAAGGGAACTCTGAAGGACGAGGTCAAAACCTTCATCGTCCAAAGCCTCGCCTGCTTCGACACGCCTTCTGTCGTCGTCGAGGCAGTCAGGAAGGAATTCGCCGCAACGATCACGCGCCAGTCTGTCGAAGGCTACGACCCGACGAAGAAGGCAGGCAGCAACCTCGCAGAGAAGTGGCGGATGCTCTTCGAGGAGACCCGCAAGACCTTCCTTGAGGATACAGCCTCGATTGCGATCAGCCATCGCGCCGTTCGTCTTCGCGCTCTACAGCGCATGGCAGACAAGGCAGAGACCCAGGGCAACATGGTGTTGGCCGCCGACCTGCTTGAGCAGGCCGCGAAAGAGGTGGGCGACAGCTACACCAATCGCCAAAAGCACGATCACACCTCAAGCGATGGGAGCATGAGCCCGAAGCCGGCATCCTTCGATCTTGCCACAATGACGGACGAAGAGCTTGAAGCGTATCGAACTCTCGCTGCCGCCGCTAACAGAAATCGAAAGGGAGATTGAGCGGAGGGCCTGCGCGCGGTCGCTCGCCGAGTTCGCCAGACGGGCGTGGCATATCCTTGAGCCAGCAACGCCGCTGAAATGGGGTTGGGCGCTGGACGCGATCTGCGCGCATCTAGAAGCGGTTAGCCGAGGGGAAGTAAAACTCCTCCTCATGAACGTGCCGCCTGGCACAATGAAGTCGCTCCTGACCGGCGTTATCTGGCCGGCCTGGGAGTGGGGGCCGCTCGGCCAGGCTGAAAAGCGCTTCCTCTCGACGGCGCACAAGCAGGACCTGGCAATCCGCGACAACCTGAAATGCCGCCGGCTCATCCAGTCGGAATGGTATCAGGATCGCTGGTCCATCGCTCTGACTACCGACCAGAACGCCAAGACGAAGTTCGAGAACGATCGGACGGGCTTTCGCGAGGCGATGGCCTTCCAGAGCATGACTGGCTCTCGCGGCGATCGAGTGATCCTCGATGACCCGCTTTCGGCTGACGATGCGAATAGTGATGCCGAATTGCTCGCGGCGGAACGGACATTTCTTGAAGCGCTTCCGACGCGCGTCAACAACGACGAATCCGCGATCGTCGTCATCATGCAGCGCCTCCATGAGCGGGACACGTCCGGGCTGATCCTCACCAAGGGGCTGCCGTACATCCACCTCATGCTCCCGATGCGGTTTGAGCGTGATAGGCGATGCGTCACGCCATACTTCGCGGACCCGCGAACGAAGGAAGGGGAACTCCTCTTCCCCGAACGCTTCCCGAAGGAGCAGGTTGATCTGCTCGAGCGCACACTTGGGAGCTACGCGTCCGCCGGCCAGTTGCAGCAGCGCCCGGTCCCGCGTGGCGGTGGCCTCTTCAAGCGGTCATGGTTCGGCACGGTGAAGGCGCTTCCGACCGGATGCCGTTTCGTCCGCGGTTGGGACTTGGCGGCGACAGAAGACGAGGAGGCTGCAGCCACGGCCGGCTGCTTGATGGCGCTGGCGCCGGACGGGCGGTTCATCATCGCCAACATGGTGCGGGAGCAAGTCGGACCGATGGCGGTGGAGAAGCTCCTCCGCAACACCGCCGATCAAGACAGGGCAGAGCACGGCCAAGTGCGTGGCTCGATCCCGCAGGACCCAGGGCAAGCGGGTAAGGCACAAGCGCAGCACATGCTGCGTCACGTCCTCGTCGGGCATGACTACCACGCCAGCCCTGAGACGGGGGACAAGGAAACACGTGCTCTTCCGCTCGCGGCGCAAGCCGAGGCGGGGAACGTCTTCCTTTTGCAGGGGGCGTGGAATGAGGCGTTCCTGACCGAAGCAGAGAGCTTCCCGACCGGGAAATGGAAAGACCAGATCGACGCGGCCTCTCGCGCGTTCACCGAACTGACGACGAAGCGTCAGCCAAGCAGCACTACAACGGCGGTCCAGGGGCTTTTCTGATGCAAGATGATGTGAAGACCACGCACCCGGACATCACGCCCGATCGGGTTGCGGACTGGTGCCTGATGCGGGACACGATGCAGGGGCAGCGCTCGGTTAAGCGCGCTGGCGTTCGCTACCTGCCGATGCCTTCCGGATTCAAGTCGATGCCCGATGGCGGGGTAGAGGCGTACGAAAAGGCCTACAAGCTGCGCGCAATCGTGCCGGAACTGCTGGCGCCGTCGGTCGCAGCCATGATTGGCATCATCCATGCGAAGGAAACGCAGATTACCATCCCTGACGGCCTGTCGTCGATCTGGGAGAATGCGGACGGCGAGGGGATGAGCCTTGAGGCCTTCCACCGCCGGATTACCCGATATCTGCTGTGGCTGGGCCGTTATGGTGTGCTGACGACAGCACCGGTGGACGGCGGAGAGCCTTTCCTTGCCGGGTATGCGGGCGACAGCATCATCAACTGGGACCGCGATTTCTTCGTCCTGGACGAGAGTGGCAAGAAGCGTTCCGGGTTCGAATGGAAGGACAACCCGAAATTCCGCGTTCTTGAACTTGTCGACGGCCTCTATGTCTCGACAGTCTACGAGGGCGAGAGCTTGGACACAGTCACGATCACCGAGCCGGTCGCCCTCGGCGGCCAGCGGCTCGATTTCGTGCCGTTCTATGTCGGTAATGCCCGCGATGTCGTTCCGGCCGTTGAGACGCCGCCGCTGATCGGGATCGCGAACGCCATTATTAACGCCTACCAGCTTTCCGCGGACTGGCGCTGGCAGCTGTTCATGTCCGGACAGGAGACCCTTGTCGCGATCAACGGCGAAGCCCCGAAGACTGTCGGCGCCGGCGTCGTGCACCAGATGATGGGCAACGATACCGTCACGCCGGACCTCAAATACGTTTCCCCGACGTGCTCCGGTATCGAGGCTCACGAGGCCGCGATCGAGAAGCAGGTCGAAGCCGCAGTGATGGCCGGCGCGCGGATGTTCGAGCAGGAGAAGTCCACACAGGAGAGCGGCGAGGCGCGGCGGCTCCGGTTCGCCAGCGAGACCGCCAACCTTCAGAGCATATCGCAGGTCTCGGCCGCTCTGCTTGAGCGCGGCTTGAAGGCAGCGGCGCGAATGAAGGGGCTTGATGACAGCGACATCGTCGTCACGCCGCCCAAAGATCTGCTCGACAGCACTATGTCGGCGGCAGACTTCGCGCAGCTATTCACCGTCTACACCCAGGGCGGCATGTCGTGGGAGACCTTCTACGAACGCGGCCAGGCGGGCGGGATCTTCTCGCCAGAGCGAGACGCGAAAGAAGAATACGCCCTCATCGATCCCGAGGGCACCGAAGACGAGCGGCGCGCTGCCCTCGTCTAGTTCAGGCCGGAACCCGGCCACAACCACCACCCACAGGAGATAAGGCCAATGGCCCTGAAACTCGTTCTGGACTCGCTCGACAACGTCGACGAGACCTTGAAGCCCCTTTATGTCGAGCACTCTGATGGCAAGTTCCATCTCGATACCGACGCCGACAGCGTCCGCGGTCACCGCGACGTTCTTCCACTTGCGAACGCCTATGAGCGCACCAAGACCGACCTCGCCACTGTCAAAGGCGAGCTTGCCGACGCGAAGAAGAAGGCTGCGCCTGACGATTTCGACGCGGAAACGTGGAAGAAGCTGAAGGACGGCAAGACCGATGACGCCGCGCACCAGCGCCAGCTCGTCGAACTGCGCAAGACCCTTGAGGGCGAGCGCGACGACTGGAAGGGCAAGTACGAAGGCGAAGTCACGAAGGGCAAGAAGGCGAAGATCAACGCCGAATTGACCGACGCACTTTCCGCATCCGGTATCACCAACCCGTCGTTCGTCAAGGCCGCCCGCGCGCTCCTGGAGCCGCGTGTCGCCATGGACACCGACGACGCCTCGATGGATATCGGCCTCGGCCCGATGGGCATCGCAGAAGCGGTGAAGCGCTGGGCGGCCGGCGACGAGGGCAAATCCTTCGTCGCTCCTGCCAAGGGTGACAATGCCAAGGGCAACGACGGCGGCCATCAGCAGCAGACGACCAAGGGCGATTTCGGCGGTGATACCAAGGCACGTACCGCGGCAATCGCGGCGAAGTTCCCCGAGCTTGAGGCCTAGCTTCTCCTGACCAATCCGCGCCACACCGGCGCAAACCCGTGATCTCAACGAGGTGACGGGCATCGGGGCAATGCCCGCATCCACCTCCCAATCAAAATCACGGAAACAGAAAGGATCAGGCCATGTCTCTCGCGCAGATGCAGGTCTTCAATAAGTACTTCATGCCCGCCACCATCGAGACGCTCGCGCAGATGGTCGAAAAGTTCAACGCGGCTTCCGGCGGCGCGATCCGCCTGACCACGGAGGGTTTCGAGGGCGATTTCCTTCAGGAATCGTTCTACGCCGCCATTCACTCGGCGCAGCGTCGCGTCGACCGATACGCTGCACAGGCCAGCGCTTCGGCCACCGACCTGACGCAGCTCAAGCATTCGTCGGTCAAGGTCGCCGGTGGCTTCGGCCCGGTTCGCTACGAGCCGTCGCAGATGACCTGGCTGGACAAGCCGACCGCCGAGGGCATCGAGGTTGCGTCCCGCAACTTCGCCGAAGCGCTGCTTCGGGACCAACTCAACACCGCCGTTTCGGCTCTTGTAGCCGCGATCAGCAACCAGGCCGGCGCCACCAATGACGTATCGGCCACCGCCGGCGTCAGCTACGTGACCATGAACGACGCCCACGCGAAGTTCGGCGACCACTCCGGCAACCTCGTCGCCCAGGTGATGAACGGCACGGCCTATCACAAGCTGATCGGTCTCAACCTCGCCAACGCGCAGCAGCTTTTCCAGGCTGCCAACGTTCGCGTCGTCGACATCCTCGGCAAGATGGTCATCGTCACCGATGCGCCAGCTTTGTACGAGGCAGGCACGCCCAACAAGCTCAAGGTGCTCTCGCTGGTGACCAACGCTGCCACCGTCTCGGACAGCCGCGACATCATCTCGAACATCGAGACGAAGAACGGCCAGACCCGCATCGAGACCACGCTGCAGGTCGACTATTCGTTCGGCCTCGGCCTCAAGGGCTACACCTGGGACGAGGGCAACGGCGGCAAGTCCCCGACCGACGCGGAACTCGCGACCGGCACGAACTGGGACAAGGTCGCGACCGACATCAAGCACACTGCTGGCGTCATCACCATCGGCGACGCGACCAAGTAAACTGAAGCGGGGCGGGCTTTGACCCGCCTCGTCTCCATTCTTCGTTGAGGAACAGAGACATGACCAAACAACGTGAAGTCGTTTATGAGCCACACCCGGTCACGATCGAGCGCAAGCGCGAGCTGCTGGCCTCCGGCTACAAGATCCTGGACGCGCGGTTTGACCCGGCGCGGCAGGAGGAAACTGCCGAGGACGGCGAAAGCAGCAAGGGCGGCGGCTCCAAGCCCGCTGACGGCGACCACCTCAGCAGCGCTCGCGCCCGATACCTCGAAGTGTTCGGCAAGCGCCCGTTCAACGGCTGGGATCTCGAAACGCTCAATGCGAAGATCGCCGAAGCCACCCAGGAAGAAACGGCCACAAATGGCCTGACACGTCGCCAGATCTCTGCCGACCTCGAAGCTATGCAAGTCGAGTTCGATCCGAACGACGGCCTCGAAGACCTCGCCGCACTGCGTGACCTGGCTCGCGAAGAGCGGAACAAGTAGGAGCCGCCATGGCCGAGATCGTCAAATTCTATCCGGCAAATTCTGCCGCAAGCGCCGATAGCGTGCTCGAGCAGGCGATCGGAAACTTTGATCAGGTGCTCTTGATCGGGTGGGATAAAAACGGCGATCTCGACGCGCGCGCCACGCTCGGGCTGAAGGACGGCGGCGACATCCTGTGGCTCATCGAGACGTTCAAGCACAAGCTGATGAGGGGCGACTACATGGGAGGCGCGGAGTGACATTCTACGGCACCTTGGCCGGCGCGCTGGCCTATCACGAAGCGCGAGGCAATGCGCCTTGGTCTGCTGGGACGGTCACCGACCCGCAGCGCGAGGCCGCGCTTCTACGGGCATCGGACGCGTTGGACGGCATCTACGGCCCGCGCTTCCCAGGCAAGAAGGCAACCCGCACGCAGGAGCGGGCATGGCCGCGTGTGGGCGCCGTCGATCACTGCGCCGATGAACCGATCCCGGAAAATGAAACGCCGCCCGAGGTCGAGACGGCAGCTTACGCGCTCGGGCTCGCCGAGTTGGTGACCCCCGGTTCCTCTACGCCGACGCTTACGCTTGGCAAGTCCGTCAAGCGGCAGAAGGTTGCGAGTATCGAGCGCGAATTTTTCAGCCCGGAAGAGGGCGTACCGATCACCCTTGAAAGCCTGCGTCCGGTGCTGACGGCTGTTGAGGACGCGCTTCGGTGCATTCTCACGCCTGATACCAGCAGGGGCGGCACGTTCACGCTGGATCGTTTCTGATGACGTTCTACACCGAAATGCAGGAGATGGCGCACGAGCTCATCACCGAGTTCGGCCAGGCCGGTGTCGTCACCCGCATCACGCCTCCCGATCAGGTCCTCGGCGGCGAGCCGGTGTCCACGCCATACCCGGCAACTCTGGTGCCGATGGCCTACGAGGCCCGCTACATCGACGGCACCACGATCAAGACCGGCGACATGCAGATCTACATCTCGTC